TGAAAAGTAAGCGGATATTCATTCAGTCACCTCGTTTACAGCTGCCGGAGCCGGAGTTATAAGTGTGATAGAAGCATAGATGAAGTCGTCGCCCTTATCCTCTGCACGGAAGGACTGTATTCGGCAATCCGTGAAAGAGAGTCCACGGTAGCCGGTGGAGAAAGAAACATTATTTCTCAGCATATAGCTTATGTCAGCGATTATCGCAAGCGGAGAAGCTCCGCCTGAAATTCTGCCGCTGAAAGATAGCTTCATAGCTTTGGGAGCAGAATTGGTAATAATATCGTCACCCGAAACAGAAGGAGCTTCCGAGAAAATTCTGCTGCCCTCCACCTTGAATTCCTCGCACCATAGAGTGATACTGCCGATAGAAACGGGAACTGCTTCTCTTTGACTGATAGCGACTGAGCTGCTCATATAGGACTCCTTTCGTCTTTTATCATACCTGCTGTTGAGAAGTCGACAGTAAGCACGAGCCTGTGGATATTAGAGTCCGGCTTAATGGTTATGTCGTTGATAGAGCTGTTAAGCGATGACATACTTTTGACAGCCGGAGCAATAAGCTCGTCAAAATAGGTATAGAGCCTGTCCATAGTCCAGTTTTCGGGAGCAGTTATGCGGAGCGAAATATCCGCTTTAAACGGTATATAGACATAATTCTGTGAGTATATCGGTACAGAGCTGCTGAACGAGCGTATCTCTGCAACCGAGAAGATACCCTTGCTTTTACGCTGAATATCGACTGCATCGAAAGCACTGTACACTTCTTTGACACCGTGTTCAGTGAGGAGATTTATTATATCAGAAATTATAGTTTTCAGCATGGTATCATTTCCTTTCCTGAGGAAGTACCGAAGAATACGAAGGTCTTGGGACTTATGAGGTCGCTGCAAAGGGTAAGGTAGTCTCTCAGCATTCTTTCGGAGTACAAAAGTGCAGGGTTTGAGCTGTTGCTGTTCATTTTACCTGCGTAGGTATATTTGGAATTGTCACGGGAGGCTTCTGCCTGTCGCAGACGATAAGCTGCAATAGAAGCTGTGAGGAAGTCAAGACGAATATCTGAGCTGTCAGCGTCCGGCAGGAGCATCTTTTCAGTTTCGGTCATAGCGAGCTGAATGAAAGGGACGTAAGCACTTATATCGTCCTCACCTATAAATAGGGCGAAAATAGACTTAACTGATTCTAAGTTCATTAGTCACACTCCTATCTCATAGAAAAGTCGGAAGTATTATCGTTATCTCCGGATTGGTCCTCAAGCTGTATCTCTATACCGCCTGAGGAGCGTTTTGCTTCGAGGGCTTTTTTTAGTTTTAAAAGCTGACTTGTGTCCATATTTTTAGATGATACAGCAACGGTGTCCGCAGCGAGTTTGCCTCCGGAGAAATATGCAAGTCTGCGGATGTCACGGCGAAGCTCCTCATCAGCTTTTTCGAGTATGGCATAAGCAGGTGAAGCAGCTGCCTGTTCGGAGCTGTAATGCTTAGTTACACCGGCATTGACCTGAGCCGGAACAGCAACAAAGCTCCATTCATAGGCGTCTTTAATGTCATCGAGAACGGTGTGGCAAAGATTTTTACCGTAGAGCTTGTTTGACTTGTGACCGCAATTTTGTACTGATTTATCGCATCCGCAAATCGAGCATATCCTTTTGGCAGCAGAGCAGGAGATGCTTACTTCCTTTTTGATGCCGCCGTCGATTTCTGCGATGAGGTCACGGTTGTCAGTAGTCCTGACCATATAAGCGTAAGCTTTGACGTACTTGTAAGGCGAGCCATATTTAGTAGTGCGAGCCTCGTCAGTTATGAGTTCGGTATCAAAAATACGAGCAGTCTGATTTGAAGCACTTGGGTCGTGGTCAGAAATGCCGGTCTTACCGATGAAAAGACTGCATATCTGTTCAAGAGCATTGTCCGAGAAACGTTCGCAGTCACGGTCTATATCGTTATCACAGAGAATGACAGAAAATGTGTATATTTCGTCCTCTGTAAACTCACGTCTTGTGAATTTGTTTATCTTGGCAAGAGTTTCAGTATCCATAATTACCGCCTTTCTGTAGCATTACCGCCCCCCGTTGCTCGTCGTGCTGGTATAGGGATTATACGCCTTTTATCGGGGCAAACCTTTCTGAGGAAAGGTTCTTCCCCGAACCCCTTTCCAAAGACTTTCAGATTGATTTTTCCCCAGATAGGGTACTCCCCAATATTCAAAAATATGTCAATTAAAAATACTCTGGGAGTACCCTATCTGGGGAAAAATAGAGCCGAAAGTTTTAGGAAGGGAGTTTGAGGGAGAACCCTTTTTCAAAAGGGTTTCCCTCAATAAGAAGCGTAAAAACTCTACACAGTCACGATGAACAACGGGGGCGGTATATGATATTAGTTACTGGAAGTTACTTTGAGTATTTTTACGGCATCAGGAGTAATTTTTCTGAATCCGCAGGTAATGGAGACAGTGATCTGGTCGAGCTGGCGGTCGATGAGCTTATCGGTCTCCATAACGAGGTCGGTGCTGGTGATAAATTCGAGAGCGAAGCAGCGGTCGATACCGATGATAGTGGTATTATCAGCAGCAGAGGTCTTAATGAGTTCAGAGCCGAACGGGAGAATGAAACGTCCGTCAGCATCAGCAGAGCAATCCTTCATCTGATCCATAGCAGCAATCTTTGAAGCGAGTTCCGGAGAAGCTATAACTGTAGTCATATCGAAGCAGTCGAAGCTGCCATAGAGCTTAGCAAGATCGTCATAAGTGAGTGCAGATGTAGAAATCTGAGCGGCATCTTCAACAAGAGCAGCAATAGCGTCCTTGACGACGGTCACAGCGAGTTTCACGCCGATGCTTCTGAGCATGATACCGAAGACATCGAGTCTTTGCTGGCGGATAGCTTCATAAGAAGCACTGATAAGTCTGCCGTACTTAGCGAGCACTGTAGCAGTTGCACTTTCAGTCACGGAAGCAGTCGGGAGCTGGTCAGCCTGATCTGAGGCAGTATATTCCTCAGAGTCATCGAGAGTACAGCCGAGGTACTGTCCGGAGCAGCTCATAGTTTTTGCCGCACAAATGGAAGAGAGTACAGTTTCATCGAAACCTTTTCTGATACATCTTGTGACGAATTCAGGGAAGAGTACTGCTGTTTCGGTAGAGGAATAGAATTTTTCCACACGATCGCAGTCCGGACCGGAAATTCTTATATTGAAGCGTTTGAGCTGACGTTCAAAAGCGTCGAGCTTTTCGAGTGGAGTACCGGAGTAAGCAGAAGAGGGGTCAAGCTCTTCGAGGGCGGAAGTGAAAGATTTTCCGCTGAGATTGTAAAGACCTTTTTCGAGTTTAATATCGTTATACATAAGTTTACCTCCAAAAATATAATTATTTTAAACAGAGAAGTGGCTGAGTCGGTCAAGCAGAATTTAATTGATTTTATCAAGCCTGAGCTCGATTTCCCGTGCCTGAGCATTTTTAAGACGTGACTCCGCAAGAACGGATTCATCCTGTAGATTGATATTATCCCATTCGACACGGCAGGAAGCCTCAGAGCCAATAGAGCAAAGGAAGGAGTTTCCTATATCGCAGATAACGGGAGTAAGCATACGGCGGTAGTATTCAAGCTCAGAGGTTAGAATATCCGCCTGCTGAGATGACATTCTCTCGGTGCTGCTCCAGCTTAGTCCGAGCAAAAATGGTGGTATAGAGAGTTTAGCTATGAGCTGTTCGAGTATCTGCCGAACAGGGATATTGGTGTCGAACATTTTGTTATCAGCACCGATGACCTTAATATCCACGTCCCCGACAGCAATGAAGTCCTTGACCTGACCGTATTTAGCGGAATTCATACCGTCTGCCCACTGCTCGGCTATCTGCTGAGCACGTTCACGGGAGTATATTACATCTCCGGGGTCGGACTGAGGTCTGTATGTTACTGCATATCTTACATTGCCTGCACGGTCGAAGTTCTGACCGATACACTGGTATATTCTAAGGAGAATACTGCTGAGTGACGGAAGACCTCTTAAAACCGAGTGACCTCCGGTGAGAGCAGCGTAGAGGATGCGTTCGGGATGAGATATAGTTCTTAAAGAGCCGTCAGCTTGACGGAATGAATAGCGGCGGTCGAAAGGGTCAGAGCCGGGAGAGATCTTTATTCTGGAAATATCTCCGTTCCAAAGACCTGTAATAGTGGAATTTTCGTTATCAGGAACGATCTCACCGATCGCACTTCCATAAGTTATAAGGCTGTCGAGGAAATTATCGACGAAGCAGTTCACCGAGCGTCCGGTAAGTCCGACAGGGACGTTATCGAGAAAATTATTGAGAGCATCCTGTACACTCTCGTCTGAGCAGATAACTTTGAAACCTCCGGTCAGTCTGATTATCTTCATTATAGCAGCATCGATTATGGGAACAGCCGCTCTTAGTCTGTCGTAGAGTTCTTTTTCAGCCTGTTCCATGACATTAGGCAGAGCCGTATCACCACATGGACTTCGCATAGCGGCAGCTATCTCCGGAACATTTCTGCCGGAGTTTTTTCGTCTGAAAAGTTTCATAAAACCTCCTTTTAAGGAAACTGAACGGTGTATTATCTTGCGACTGAAAAGGTAAAGAGTTCATCACCGCACTGCTTACGGAGCATATCCGCTACGAAGTAACGCATATCGTCCATAGCGTGGTCATTCTCTTTTATGGGAGCATCCACACCGGCTTTTTCGCTCCACCTGTAAAGGTGAAATTCACGTATTATATCTCTGCACGAGCAATGAAACCTGAGTTTATTCTCACGCAGAGCATTACTCACCTGACGTATGCCGGTAATAACGTCATTTTCGGCTTTAGCCACTCTGAATCTGCGGTGTCTGCGGATACACTCAATAAAACTTGCTGCGGACGGGTCGACGATGACCTTACTTATATTCAGATTTCCTGCAAGTTCTTCAAGAGCGGCATAATGCTCCTCATCAGTTCGGGAGACTCCCGTTTTTTTCGAGGAGTAATAGTACTCCCTTATGCGGTACCAAACGCCTTTGTTAAGTCCCCAAAGACCGAATGACGATGGATTGACAGTGCCGTAATCACAAGATATGACGTACTTTTCGCAAATTACATCTTCTGAGAAAACATGAATTTTCTCGTTGAACATGGGATAGACCACACCCTCCGAAGCGGTCCATTTGCCGAGAACGAACCGGTCGAAAAAGGCTCCGGAGTAAAGCCGTCTGTAGCGGTCTTTCATAGCTTCTGAGAGTGAAGGGTTATCATCCATAGTGAAGTGAAGATACAGTGCATTTTTTTCTTCAGCCTTTTTTATCCACTCATTATAGAACCAATGTGAGGGATTATCAGGATTGCAGTTGAACCACATTTTCGAGCCGTTTACCGAGCATCTTGCGAGAGCCTGTTCAACGAAAGACCGGGGCATAAGAGCAGCCTCATCAAAGAAAACTCCCGAAAGAGTCATACCTTGTATCAGAGCAGCGGAGCTTTCGTCCTTACCGCCGAACAGGTAAAATCGGTTTGTGTTGCCGAACATAGAGATGTCGATATAATTGCCGCTGACTTTTTCAGAGCAGACCGCACCGAGGTCGGAGAGCAGCGGAAAGATCGGTGTGACCACATTTCTTCGCAAAGAG